AAAATGAAGTCAGGTGGTCTGACAAAATGGTTTAATGAAAAATGGGTCGATATTGGCTCAAAAAAGAAAGGCGGAGGTTTTAAAGAATGTGGAAGAAAATCTGCAAGTGGATCAAAAAGAAAATACCCCAAATGCGTGCCTGCTGCAAAAGCCGCCCGTATGACAGAATCGCAAAGGCGTTCTGCTGTTGCAAGAAAGAGAAGTAAAGCTCAGGGTGTGGGGGGTAAACCTACAAATGTAAGCACCTTTGCAAAAAAGAACCAAGGTGGTATAATAGATTCAACAAAGTATAGAATTTTATAGGAGTTACTATGGCAAGAAAAGAAGGGCTTAGACCGATTGGAGATTCAATAAAAAAAATTATTGAAAAAATTCAAAAGGAGAGACGAGAAAGATTAAAAAAAGGTAAACCTATAAGAACTCAACCTAAATTACCTGGTCTTAAAAAAGGAGGAGACGTGCAAAAAATGATGAGTGGAGGTTTTGGAATTTTTTCAAAGAAAAAAGTTAAAGCTGATGAACCTGATAAAAAAGAATCTAATGAGGCAAAGAAAAAGAAAAGATTAGAGGAATTAAAAAAAGAAATTGATGGAATGAAAAAAGGTGGTTTAAAATCACCTAAGCCTGGTACTTATGAATATTATCTTTTAAATAGACCTAAGCATTCTCCTGCACCAATCAAACCACAGAAAATGGAAAAAGGAGGAAGAGTGAAAAAACCTATTAAAGTTAAAAAAATTGCAATCGGTATTGGGAAAGCAAAAGACTATCCCGGTATAAAAAAAATAATTGAAATGAATAAAAAAGGTAAAAAAAGATTTGCTGAAGGTGGTATGGTACCTAAAACACCTAAACAAAAAAAATTCGCAGCATTAGCTGAGCCTAGGGATAAAATTACCTATGCAGATAAAATCGCAGGTGCTACGGGTAAATCTAAAAAAATGAAACAAGGCGGTATGGTCAGAGGTGGCGGTGCAGCTATAAAAGGAAACAACTTTAAAGGAGTGTTTTAATGGATAAAATAAAACCTAAAAAGAAAATGGCTATGGGCAAAATGATGAAAGGCGGTGTAGCTAAGAAAAAAATGATGGGCGGTGGAATGTCCAAGAAAAAAATGATGGGTGGCGGAATGTCTAAAAAACCTATGTACATGAAAGGTGGCGTTGCAGAGGCTGCTCGAAAAATAAAAAATAAAAAATAGGAATATGTTTAAATGGCTACATCAGGAACTACAGCATTCGATTTATCAATTGATGATATCGTAGAAGAAGCGTATGAGAGATGTGGCCTTTCAACAAATTCTGGTTATGATTTAAAAAAGGCAAGACGTGGTTTAAATGTTTTGTTTTCAGAATGGGGAAACAGAGGTGTTCATCTCTGGAAAGTAGAAAAACAAGTTCAAGTATTAACAGCTGGTACAGCGACTTATACTACACCAACTTCAACTAATGATGTGTTAGAAGCATATGTTTCAACAGCTTCTGCGCCTGGTACAAATGTAACTGATGTAACTTTATCAAAAATAGATAGATCCACATACGCTGCTTTACCTAATAAAGGTGCAACAGGTCAACCATCACAATACTATGTTGATAGACAAACAACACCTACTATAACTCTATATTTAACACCTGATGCATCGACTTATACTCATCTTTGTTATTACACTTTGAATAGAATTGAAGATGCGGGAGCATACACAAACAATCCAGATATACCTTTTAGATTCTTACCTTGTATGATTTCAGGATTAGCTTTTTATTTATCTCAAAAGTATTCTCCTGAAAGAACACAATCTTTAAAATTATATTATGAGGATGAATTAAAAAGAGCTTTAGATGAAGATGGTCAAAGAACTTCTGTATTTATATCACCAGCTAACTATTATCCAACGAGGAACTAATGGGAAGATTTGCAAAAGGTAAAAATTCACAAGCTATATCAGATCGTTCAGGTCAAGCATTCCCATATTCTGAAATGGTAAAAGAATGGAACGGATCTATTGTTCATATCTCAGAATTTGAAGCTAAACATCCTCAACTAACACCAAAAGTTTATGGTGCTGACCCACAAGCTTTATTAGATGCAAGACCACAGAAACCTGATTTAACAAAAAGTTTTACTTTGTATATAAATAACAATCCAGATAATTTACCACAATTTAACAGTTTTAGTATGTTACCATCTTCAAGTGATAATATTATAGGAACTTCATTAACAAGTTTTTCTGCAGAAACTGCAATTGGTAATGTAACAGTGAGTATAACGTAATGGCTATAACTTATTCTAATTTTCAAACACAAGTGAGAGCTTACACTGAAGTAGATAGTAATGTTTTAAGTGATACTCTTATTGATCAATTTATAAGAAATACGGAGTTAGATGTTGCAGGTAAAGTAGACTATGATGACATTAGAAAATATGCGACATCATCATTTACAGCGAATAAAAGATATCTGGTAACTCCAGCTGATTTTTTAATTATTCGGTCTTTACAAGTTTTTGCTGATACGACTATTACTTCAGAGAGAACATTTATGGAAAAACGAGACACAAGTTTTATCACAGAATTCAATGGTTCAGGGGCTACAGGACAACCAAAATATTATGCTAATTGGGACGATAATACTATCGTAGTGGCCCCAACTCCTAATATAAATTATGCTACACAGCTTAATTATATCATTGACCCGCCTCATTTTACATCGACGAATACTACCTATCTATCAACTTATCAGGACGCTATGCTCCTTTATGGAGTATTAGTAGAGGCCTATTCATTTCTAAAAGGTCCGATGGATATGTACAATCTATATAAAAACATGTATAATGAGGCAATAAACTCTTTTGTTCTGCAACAAACAGGTAGAAGAAGAAGAGCTGAATATGATGATGGTGTTCCAAGAATAAAAGTGGCATCACCATCACCTTAAAATAGGAGCAAATTATGGCAATAACAACTAATGCAATAGCAAACTCTTTTAAAAAAGAATTGTTAGAAGCAAAACACAACTTTACACAAACATCTGGAGATCAGTTTAAAATTGCACTTTATACAAATTCTGCAACTTTAGGTAAATCTACGACTTCATTCACTACAGACCATCAAGTAAGTAATACTGGTCAATACACAAGTGGTGGAGGAAAATTAGCAAAAGGATCACAACAAACATCAGTAGCATCAAGTGTTGCTATTGTTGACTTTGCTGACAGATCTTTTACAGGAGTTACTTTAACTGCTAGAGGTGCATTAATTTATAACACATCGAATTCTAATACAGCAGTTGCAGTTTTAGATTTTGGAGGGGACAAAACAGCTACAGCTGGAACTTTTACAATTCAGTTTCCTGCATTCACTACAAGTGCTGCTATACTTAGAATAAGTTAGGAGATTAAATGGCGTTTGTAATAAACGATAGGGTAAAGGAAACAACCACCACTACCGGTCAAGGAACTTTAAACCTTGCTGGAGCTTCACAGGATTTTATTTCTTTTGTATCAGGAGTGGGTACTACTAATTCAACATTTTACGCTATTGTTAATACAGGAACAGGAGAATTTGAAGTTGGTATTGGTACAGTAACCGATGCAGCTCCTGATACGCTTTCAAGAGATACTGTGCTATCTAATTCAGCAGGTAATACTTCTAAAATAGATTTTGCTGCAGGAACAAAAGATGTATTTTGTACTGTGCCAGCAAATAGAACGCCTTCGCCTGGAATGGCTGCACAAGATTTTGTAATGAATCAAGCATCAACACTTTCGCAAGATCAAACACTTGAATCAGGAGTTTTAGCAGGACCAGTAACAATTACAGGAACACAAACAGTAACAGGGACTTTAGTAATAGTATAATGTCAAAGATAGAAGTAAATACAATTGAACCACAATGCGGAACTACTTTAACATTAGGTGGTTCTGGCGATACAGTTACTTTAGCAAGTGGCGCTAGTCAATCAGGTTTTGGTCGTACAGGAACTGTTAATTGGCAAACATCAATTAAAACATCAGCTACTTTTTCTGCCTCTAATGGTGAGGGTTATTTTGTAGACACTTCAAGTAATGCTGTTACAGCAAATTTACCAGCAGGAACTGCTGGATCTATTGTTGCTTTTAGAGATTATGCAAATAATTTTGATACTAATGCCCTAACAATTTCAGCCAATGGTTCTCAAAAAATTAATGGTGATGCCACTAACGATTTATTAGTAAGTACAGAGGGTGAATCACTTACTTTAGTTTATGCAGATGACACTAAAGGTTGGCTAGTTGTAAATGATGGAAATAACGATGCAGGATCTCAAGCAGAATTTGTAACTGCAACTGGTGGTAACTGTGTTTCAACGGTTTGCACAAATTTTAAAGTTCACACTTTTACAGGACCGGGAACATTTTGTGTGTCATCGGCTGGTAATGCTGCAGGATCTAATACAGTTTCATATATGGTTATAGGTGGTGGTGCAGGAGCTGGAGCAAATGCCGGAGGTGGAGGTGGAGCCGGAGGTTTTAGAGAAGGTAGAACTCCTACTTGTTCCTATACTGTATCTCCTTTAAATGCACCTGCTGGTTTACCTGTTAGTGTACAAGGTTATTCAATAGCAGTTGGTGGTGGTGGAACAGGTTCATCAAGTGTTAATGCTGCTGGTGGTAGTGGAGTTGCTTCAACTTTTTCTACAATAACATCCGCTGGAGGTGGTGGTGGTGGAACTGGAACAAGTCCACAAGCAGGAGTAGCTGGAGGTTCAGGTGGTGGATCAAGAGCTAATACATCAACATCTGGAGGAGCTGGTAATACTCCACCAGTAAGTCCACCTCAAGGAAATGCTGGAGGACCAACAGGTCCAGGATCAGGTCCAAAATTTGTAGGTGGTGGAGGTGGTGGTGCAACTGGAGCAGGACAGCCTGGTCATCCAGGAACTGGAGCTGGCGGAGCAGCAGCTACAACTTCAATTAATGGAACACCAACTGCAAGAGCGAGTGGTGGTGGCGGAGGTTCTAACGCTTGTGGTACAAGTGGTGGTGGATCAACACCAGGAGGTGGTGGAACAGGAGGAAATAATCCTGCCACAGGAACTGCTGGAACTGCAAACACTGGTGGTGGCGGTGGTGGTAGTGGAGGTGCCGCTAGTCCTAATCATGGACAAAATGGTGGCTCCGGGGTAGTAATAATAAGGTATAAATTTCAATAATTATGACAAGTACAATTAAAGTAAATACAATACAAAACACATGTGGAGCGGACATTATAAAAGAGTCAAGCAATACAATAACTATTGGTGCAAGTGGCGATACCGTTACTCTTGCATCAGGTGCATCTCAATCAGGGTTCGGAAGAACTGGCACTGTTAATTGGCAGACAACTAAAAAAACATCTACATTTACAGCAGCTGATGGTGAAGGTTATTTTGTTGATACATCTAGTGGAGCTGTAACTGTAAATTTACCAGCAGGTTCTGCTGGAGCAATTGTTGCTATATCAGATTATGCTAGAAATTTTTCAACTGCAAACTGCATAGTTTCTCCAAATGGATCAGAAAAAATTGGTGGAGTAGCTTCAGATGCAACTTTAAGTGATGTAGGACAAGCGATAACTTTAGTTTATATTGATTCTACTCAAGGTTGGATTAATGTT